GTGGCCCGACGACCTCTCGAAAGCTCCACGGACGTGGGAAGGAAACGAAGACGTCTCGAAGACCGTCAAAGACTATGTGAGTATCGTCGTCGAACAGTTAGACCCGTTACACGGCGATTACAAAGGCGTTCCGTACCTTGCCGCCCAACAGGTCGAAGAAGAGGTCAAAGCGTCTCTCACACAGCCTCAAGGATGGTCGACGAACTCTGTGGCGAAACGGATTCGTAACGAGTTCGATTGGATGGACAAACGACAATCCGAGAAAATCGCCCGTATGGAAGTCGCCGCTGTCCTCAACACAGCAAAGTCTGTGATGTTCCGTGCGGCTGAACCACAAGACGAGATGTGGGAGTATGATTGGGTTGGACCCGACGACGCCAATACGACGAAGATATGCGACGAAACGAAAGAAGAGATTGAGCGTCGTGGTGGACAGGTCCCCCTTGATGTCCTTCAGGATGTCCTTCGAGAGAAGGCCCGAGAGTATCGGTCGGAGGGTGGCACGCCCTCGCGTGTAGAGGAATACATACCCCATTTCGAGTGTCGGCATACCTTAGAAAGGGTTGACTAATGGACTCTCCTTGTATCGGCGTTTGTGAGTTGGAAGATGGTGTATGTGTAGCCTGTGACAGAACCATCGAAGAAATCATCGACGCCGGGCGGTCTTCAGAAGAGTAACTCGCAAGAATAGTAGCCGTGTTATTCCGATACACTTATTATACCATAGAACCATATACTATATGTGGAGAGGTGAACTGACAATGCTATCCCACCCAACTGTGACGGTCGGCACTGACTCAGAGAACACCGTTGTCGCTGACGGCGGTAACAGCGACTCAACTTCGACGGTCGACCACTCAGGTCCGCACCTGACTGTCACTGTCGACGTCGACGCATAGAACGACCAATCAACCCCAACTCAGGAAAAATGAAAGAAACTTGCCCACGTTGTCACGGAAGCGGAAAAGTCTCAGGACCAGTGACGCCCAACCCGGACGGCTCAGTTAGCCCCCGGACTGAAGTGTGCTCGAAGTGCGACGGCGACGGTGAAATCACTCACCCCGGACACGGTGGAGGTATCCGCCTATGAGCGAGTCAGTGAACGTCGTGAGCGGCAACGAGTACGGTGAGGTCGCAAAAGAGGGCGACATCATCAAACTCGCTCAGTACGACAATGCGCTCCGTGTGAACTTCGTCTCCGACGTAATGGTCGGTGTGGAGTTCAGTGACGTCTCACAGCGGAACAGCACGCCGAAACACCTGATGATAAACGCTCACAGTGGTCGGCTGTACCTCGTCGCGGGTCAGTCGGACAAAGGAGAAGTAGAGTTCGTCACTGTGGTCGCACGGTCGGCGTAGACGTTCCGGGTTCTTCTTTTTGTATATCACCCGTACTAACTCCGATAGACTTATTATCCCATAGAACCATATACTATACGTAGGAGGGAGAAATGATGAACGCGAACTTCGACGACTTCGACGCGGAGCACAGTGCGGCACAAGAGTCCGGTGACGTGTTTGAGGGTGGCTTCCGGGGTGACGGCCTGTGAGCGACCACGTTCACTGTGCTCGTTGTGGAGAGACGCTCCCGAGTCCACCTCACCGTGAGGGTGACGTGTGCGGCCACTGTATACTGAGTGGACGATGAACGCTCGTATGGTCGTTCAGGACTCAATGGGCGGTCTACCCGACTTCGACGACTTCGACATAACGTGGACCGTCTCAGCCGACCTGAGCACCGATACTGTCGAACGCCTGATGGAGAACTAACCTAATGAACTACGACATCGAAATCGACCTCAACGAACCCGACTGGTACAGTGAAGAAGACGAGCGCGATAACACCGTCGCTGAGTACGTCGACGCCGGACACGAACTACAAATTCGTGAAGACGAAGAAGTGACGTCGGCGTGGATTCGCTCGGACCTGACGGGAGAAGACATCCTCTACATCCGTGGGGGTCAAGACGGGGAGTAAAATGTCCCGGACTTTCGAATGTCAACACTGTCAGCGTAACGTCTATGAGTCCGTGCTCAGTGAAACGGGTGGCTACTGTGCCTACTGTGATGAACTTATGCGACCCCCGACTGAAGTCCTTCAACAGTGGAAAGCCGTCCGAGAAGGAACTCGTGGAGAGTGGAACGACGTAGAAGCCGCTATAAAAGACTACAGCCTCAATGCACTCTACGAGTTCCTCAAAGACGAGAACGGAATATTGGTGAACCGCATAAACCTACTGAATAGAACGACGGACGCTAAGGTAAAGCCGTATATGAACCCTGAAGAAATTAAGGTCTAATTACTCAGTCATTTCTTCGATGTCTTGTATATCGAACTGACCGGTTTCTTCTTCTGAGTCGCTATAGTCTATCCATTCAGGATTCAGACGTCGGATAACACCGTCTTCGATTTCAAGGTTCAGGAACCAACCGCCGATAGTCGCTTCGTGACCTTTTCTCTTCCCGTATGTCGTAGTTCCTTTCCAACAGCCAGCGTAGAATCCGAAGACGCCCTCGGTCTTTGCGTACATCGAACCGTGAAGGTGGCCTACAAGAGCGATTGTCGGTCGTTTATCCAATCCTCGCTCTCTGTATAGCGTCTGAAGTCGATAGCCGACTGTGTAGGGCTGTCCACCGTCCGGGTGAATCATTTCGATGTCGATGTCGTTCTCGGCGTCTAAGACGACTGTGGCTTGCGAGTCTCCGAGCCAATGAAGGTCGTCACGGACATTAGCTATGCTCTCTCCGAAGTATAGACCACTTCGCTTGTGGAGTTTGTGGTCGTGATTCCCGGAGATGAAAAACGTCTCAATTCCGTCTCGCTGTGGGTAGTTTTCGATTACGTAGCGTCGAAGCCGCTTCCATCCTGAGGCTTCACCAATGACTTCGTTAATATGGCCCCTGTATATCTTCCACCCGTCGCTGATGTCTCCACAGTGAAGGACGAAGTCTACATCTCGTTCCGCGACTCTATCGTAGAAGTCATTGAGTTCTTCGAGTTTTTGTTCTGAGCTTCCGAGGTGAGTGTCGGAAATAACGGCTATGTTGTAGGTGCCATCTCCATCACCGAATTTGAATCTCTTTCCTGATTCATCCGGGATATAGAATATCCGCTGTCCGTTATTACCCGTTTCTTTGAACTCTATCTTGAATCCTTCTTCTCGTATTTTCTGTAGAAGTCGTTGTGCCGCTCGCGTCGTGACATCGTATTCTTCGGTTATTTCTTGATACGTCAGTCCTTCATTTTTGAGTTGGTCAATGAGTCCGGGCGGCCTTTCGATGTCACCTCCTTCTTGTTTCTTCGCGTTATCCGATTTTGATGTTGAGTTTGGGGGTGATATTACTTCGTTGAACTCTGTGTTTCTAAGCTCGGGATTTCCAATTATGTATTCTTCTGTAGCACGGTCGAATACAACGGCTTCTTCGTCTTCGAGTTCTCGTCTAATGTTACCTATGTGTCCCTCTACGGTGGGTTGAGCAACAGATAGTTTCTGTGCGATTTGTTCTTTTGAAGCGGGAAGTAGGCTCAAGACCTCGCGTTGTCGCTTCGTGAGTCTGTCGTGTATTGACATACACTCACCTTGTTTTGTGGCTCGTAGAGAGATAAATGCTCTCTCAGTATCCATAATATTTCGTTAGTTTTATAATCCCATAGAACCATATATTATATGTAGGAGGGAGAACTGAAATGAGCACCGCTATCACCGCGACGATGTCCGACGCCGAGCAGACTCGTGAAGCCCGTGCGGCCAACGAGCACGTCACTCTCGTTGGTGTGTTCGGAGACGACTTCATCTTCGACTTCGCCGGGTCAGACGAGACACACGCTGTTCACACCTCAGGCTCCGACGCCGAGATGTGTACGTGTCCCGACCACCAGCACCGTGGTGTCCGGTGCAAACATATGGCCGCGTTCGAAGACTTCAGCCACGTCGACGAGTTCGATTTCTGAAGTTCTTTCTCTTGTTTGCTGTAATCGTCGTTGAAACGCGGTCTATTACCACTTTTTCAACTATGTTCTAATAGGCCTATGGTAATGTAGACAAAACGTTTATGCTCTTATCAGGGTTACTATTCGATAGAGCCGTAGATGGTCTGTAAGAACTGTGGTAGTTCGGTTACAATAAGCAAATCTCTCAACGGAGGGAAGAGCGAAGCGACTCCGGACGTTTGTCCTGAGTGTGGTGCTGAACTATCCAAAGAAGACCGGAACGGCAACAGGCTTGAAAAAGGTATCTGACTATGAGCGCTCAATCAATCATTTCGGATTTGGGTGCGAATTTATATGACCGAGAGGTCGTAGAATCCAAACTACGGAAATCGGATACCATTGAAAAAGTCGGTTTTACGGCTCAAGTCGGAACAATTCCAACCGTCTTCAAGGCGGATAACGAGTTCGTTATTTGGGGTCCGGCCTCTGTTGAAGTAGTAGACAAAGAAGGCGACCTGATTAAAGCCTCAGCGCTATCAGACGCGCTTCCACAGCTACTCAAGAGGGCGCGACTCAGTCTCGAACACTCAGACCAACTCGTCGGGAAGATTCTCGAATCCTTTGAGGTCGATGAACCGGTGAAAGTATCCGTCGATGGAGAAACATTCGAGCGGTCTGAGTTCCCGACAGACGTAATGGAACTCGATGGTTTTGAACCGGCTCTCTATGTCGCGGGTAAGGTGTGGGACGACTCACGTCAAGCCCGTGAGACACGTCGGAAAATAGAGAACGGTGAAATCGACTCGTACTCTATCTCCGGTGAAGCGCTTGTTACCCGTACTAAAGTCGACGACGGTGACGCATACGACCAAATCGTCGATATGGACCTTAGCGCTGTAACCCTCTGTGAAGAGGGAATGAATCAGAAAGCTAAGTTCGGTATGGTAACGAGTGGTTCTTCGGACAAGAAGAGCAAGACCGTCTCGGTCGAACAAATCGAGTCTGTTGCTAACAACGCAATCTCGAAACAAATGACTACAAAAAACTCCAACAGTTCTTCGTCATCTACCGGCGGTGGACTTGACCTGAATAAGGTTGAGAAGAAGTTCGAGGAGGTAATCGAAGCAAACCTCCCGGACGGCGAACTCGCCACTAAGGAAGATGTCGAAGAGACTGTCGAAGCGATGATGGAACAGAAACAGGACCGAGCGTCCGAGCAAGACGATACCGACGACGAAGGCGATACCGCATATCGCCACGAAGACGTCGAGAACCCCTTCGACCGCGAGTTCTCACCCGCTATGGTTGAACGTATGGTCAAGGAAATCGTCGAACAGGTCGGCACTGTCTACGGTCTTCAGAAACAATCCTACTCGAAAGAAGTCAAAACCCTCGCCTCAGAGTACGATATGTCCCCCGCTCAGGTTCAGCGTATGCTCGAATCTAAGGGCGACGACGGGGAGATGGAAGACTACGAGGAAGAAGACGAGATGGAAGAGGGTATGAACGGCTACTCCGACGACGAAGAAGACGATGAAATGGAGATGGCCGATGATATGATGGACGAGGAGGAAGAGGACGAAGACGACGAAATGGAAATGGCCGACGATATGGCCGATGATATGTCGGACGACGAAATGTCCGACGAGATGGAAGACTACGAAGAGGACGACGAGACGGAGGAGATGAACTACTCCGCCGAAGAACTCGAACGTCAGCTTCCGACCGATGTCTTCGACGTCGTCTCCGAGTTCATCGAAACGAGCGCTTCCGCAAAGTCGACTCAAAAGTCGGCTAACCGTGAAGGTGAGATAGAAGCCGCCGTCGAAGAAGTTCTCAAGGGCAAGGGGATTTCCAAATCTGACGGTGTAGAGAGCGCAAGTGCGGCTATGGGCGAATCCCCTGAGCCGTCCTTCGAGAAGGGTAACAGCGACGACTCGGCTTCGTCGCACCCGGCTCTCTCGAACATTTACAGCCGAGAACGATAAAATGAGTATCAACACAAGTGACGCGGTCGAACTCACGAAAGCACAGGTCAACAAGCAACGCGACTTGATGAAGTCGGCCCCCGCAAAGAAGTTCCTCAAAAAGCGGCAGATGGAACGCGGCGGGGTCGGTAACGGCTACTACCGACTTCAGGGTCGTTCCCCGAACGGTGAGGAATCGGGTAAGCTCGTCAAGGCCAACGGTCGTATCCGAACGGTCTACGATATGATAGACTACTACTACGGCTTTGTGCCGGAGTATATGTCGAAGACGTCGGGCGCGAGTACGATGTCCAAACAGGACAACCCAATGCTCACGACGAGTTCGGGTGTCCGTAACGCCGTCTACGGGTCGGAGGTCTTCTCGCTCGTCAACCACGAGCCGAACATCTTCGCTCTTCTCGAAAATCGAGCGTGGGTCCGTTCCGGTGTCCGTATCGCTACGGAACACGGCCACCTTCCCCTCGGTTCGGGTGGGTCCGGCGAGAACGCGACTCTCGATGATACCGACCGTCCGACGCTTGACCAATACGAAGTCGATGCTGTTACCGTTCAGCACAACTTCGACGTGAGTCAAGTCAAGGAGCTTCTCGCTCAGACCGAAGACGACGACCTCGAAGACCCCTTCGACTGGCTTCGTCGTTGGTATGGTACGGGTACTGAGCAACAGACCGGAATGGGTCAGCACCCCAAACACATCAACGTTCAACTCGGTCAGGACGCTGACGCCCGTGGTGCAAACGACCTCGTCTCCATCGACCAACTCATTAGTAACGGGGAAGAGTCGACGGTCTACAGTGACGCCACGTCAAACGACGTCTACGGCTTCGACCGTTCCGAGAACGAGTTCGAAGCTAACGTTCTCCACAACGACGGGAACAACCGGACGTTCGTCATTGACCTTCTTGACGACGCTGTCCGAGAGGTCAAACAGAACTCGGGTAAGAACCCGGTCACTGACCCGAACTACTTCTTCCTTACCGGTCACGATACCTACCAGCGTATCGAGAACGAAGTCGGTGGGAAGGAGCGACTCGAAGCCGAGCGTGTTAGCGTCGGGATGAACGGCGTGGAGACTGAACCCGGTGGAGATGTCGGTATCACCGTTCAGTCGTACAAGCAAATCCCAATCTTCGAGTCCGTCGACGTTCCGGAAGATGGTATTGGCCGGGTCTACCTCATCGACAGTTCGACCCTGTACTTCAAGACGCTCCTCCCGACTCAGTTCTACAGTACGGGTACTGAAGTGGACGGGAATCCGTTCGCTATCGACCGACTCGGGAATCAGGGCCTCTACGTGACGATTGGTCAGCCCGCTCTCGTGAACCCTGCGGCTCACGCGAAGGTTCGGGACCTTTCGTAGAGAGAAGAAATAGAGTCGCCTTTTTCAAGGCGCTCTTCATACTAAGGACATACCACCTATGAAATACGCTGAAGTGAAATACACCGGTCCAATGAACTCGGTAAACGTTCGTGGTCCCTCGGGTGAGAAGTACCGACTCACAAACCCTATGGGTGGGAGTCCGACACCCGTCACTATCAACTCGATGGAAGA